GAAAGAATGGCGGTGTGACACACTTCACCATGATTAAGAACTACCCTGTGCAAGGCTTTGCTACTGGTGATGTGGTTCCTGCTGTACTGTGTGAGCTAGAGCGCAGGCTCGAACCTTTACAGTCTTGCTTGGTTAACACTGTCCACGATTCAACAGTAGTAGATGTGCATCCAGATGAGAAGGATCAGGTCATTGGTATAATCAACGACATGAACACAGGACTTAACGCTCTGATTGAAAAAGAGTTTGGCATTGTGATGAACGTCCCGCTTCTACTTGAAGCAAAGATAGGGCCTAATTGGCTTGACACAAAGGACGTATGACGGTATAACTACGCTTCCCTTAACGCTCGAAAGGATATCATATGAGCAATGAGTTAACACTGGCCCAAGAGACTGGGCAATCGCTGGCTGAAATGATGGGCTTGACCAGCACTGGCGGTCAGTCTGCTACGCTGGCACGCATGTCTCAGATCCACACACCTATCATGGGTACAGTGGAGATGAACGGCAAGCAGCTTAAGACTGAGGTGCTACCTGTAGGTGCATACAAAGTCGTAATGGCTGACGATACTGTAGCATATGCTGAGGCAGTAGAGATTCGCATCTTTGCTATGCGTCAGCAGTGGCAGCGCTGGCACTCTGAGACAGAGACAATGCAGAAGACTGTCATGGCTAACAACCTGAACGGTGACTTGAAGGATAACACTGGTGGCTTCAACTTGGGTCGCCCTTCCGGTTACATCAAAGACTTCTCTGCTCTGCCTGATGCTACCAAGGAAGTTATCCGCAGCGTCAAGCGCATGAAGATCTTCTTTGGTACTGTCACTCTGATCGAACCTAAGGATGATCAGGGTGATGCACTTGAAGGTGAGTTCACTGACATCCCATTCGTGATGGACGTTAAGAACCGTGACAGCATGAAGGCTCTGGATGAAGCTGTAGCTGCATTGGCTAAGCGTAATGTCCTGCCCATCATGTACACCTTGAAGCTGGGCTATGATGTGCACAGCCTGCCCAATGGTAACAACTACGCTACCATTACAGCTAAGCTGGGCCAGAAGGTAGAGCTTACCGAGCAGGACAACGAAACCCTGCGTGACTTCATGGACTACATCCAGTACGTTAATGCGTACATCTTGGGTAAGTGGGAAGAGAAGAACGTCGAAGGCTTGTCTGATGAAGATGCTGCTATCGTAGGGCAGCTTGTCGATGTAGATGGTGACGACGAATGAACCATCCAGCAGAGCTAATGGTCTTCTCGTTCTTGCAGAAGGCTATGGCTGGCGAGACTACAATGACTGAGGAGGTGGCTGATCAAGTCGCCTCCGACGTTAAGGCGGCACTGTTCAAGCAGTTCGATTCAGGACCACGTGATGAGTTCCGCCTACGTATGTCTAACATTGGCAAGCCCAAGTGCCAGCTGTGGTTTGAGAAGAACGATCCAGAAGACAAGGTACCTTTCCCGCCTCACTTCCTAATGAACATGCTGATAGGTGACATCGTTGAAGCTGTGTTCAAAGGGCTACTGCGTAGCGCAGGCGTGGGGTTTAAAGACAACGAGAAAGTCCAGCTTACCCTAAGCAATGGCAAGACCATCAACGGTGAGTACGACATGGAGTTGGACGGTAGGATTGATGACGTTAAGTCAGCATCACCCTGGTCGTACAACAACAAGTTCAAAGACTTTCAAGGCGTAGCTGGTAAGGATTCATTCGGCTACGTAGCACAGCTTGTAGGCTACGCAGAGGCTGCACAGAAAGAGGTTGGCGGCTGGTGGGTAGTCAACAAAGGCAACGGTGAGTTCAAGTACGTAGATGCTAACGAGGTAGATCGTGAAGCTGTACTGAAAGAGATCGAAGCCTTGGTAGATTACATCGACAGTGATCAACCCTTCGAGCGTTGCTTCGAGCCAGTACCTGAGACATTCTACAAGAAGCCAAGTGGTAACTTAGTCTTGGCATCTGAGTGTGGTTTCTGTGCATTCAAGCACAAGTGCTGGCCTAACCTAGAGACACGACCATCCCTAGTCTCTAAAGCTAAAGAGCCTCCTATGGTAGACTATGTATTCATAGCCAATGATGGGGCTGATTAGTGGGCAGACAACCAAAGCGTACAGGCTACGCTAGGAGACATGCCGTAGGAAAGTATCGCAGTGGCCTTGAAAAAGAGGTCACTGCTTTTCTTAAAGAACGGCAGAAGAAAGTACGATACGAAGAGCTTGTCATTGAATGGGAAGACTTAAGGTATCGTACCTATACACCAGACTTCCAGTTGGACAACGGTATCATCATTGAGACTAAGGGTATGTTCGACTCAGAGGATAGGCGTAAGCACCTCGAAGTAAAGAAGCAGCATCCTCATTTAGACATACGGTTTGTATTCAGTAATGCTAAAGGAAAGC